CTTTTTCCTTTTGGTTCTGTGTTATTTCTTCGAGGTCGTCCTTCCTTTGTTCGTTCTCGCGTCCTGCAAGTATGTTGTTATTGTCTCTGTTTGCAACCCATTTAGATATGTTGGCCATTTGCTTGACGTTTTTATCTATGTTGTTAAAGACCTTACTAAACTTATCAAGGTTTATATTCACAGACTTTATAGAATTCTTGCCGTTTCTTATCATAGAACCTTCTCGCTTGAGTCGTTCTATAATCGCCAAGGTGTCTGGAGAGTATTCCTTGTCATTTTCATTAACAGGTGGTTTATTTGGGTTGGCCATCTTTATTGTGTTCCTATTTTTCTTTTTGTGTTTCTATATGGTTTACTAATAAAGAGAAATATAAATCCCTCTCATACGGCATCATACGCTCTAAGGAATCTAGAGACCATTTATGATGCTGAACCAAAGAGAATATTATCTGATAATAATTAGATAAGTTAATATGGCTCAGCGTTAGATAAAAAAACTTTTCATACCTTCTATTACGAAAGTCTTTTCAGTACCTTTACTATTTGTGTATTTCAATTCATGTCTAAGTTTTGGTATAGTGTCAAAGAATTCTTCGATGCCTTTTATTACTTTGCCTGACATATCGCCCATGAAATCTTCAATCTGTTCTGTAGTATATTCAGTAAATTTAAATACTTCACTATCAGATGCTACTGAGTCAAGGCAAGTTACCATTATGAAATAACCTATCAATGGATCATCTTGATTCATACCTGCGATCTTTATAAATTCGTCTATGGTTGGGTACTTTAAGAACAAAGTGTATTCATCACTGATCTTTATTTTATTAGTATGCAACTCGTCCTTTGTAATCTTCACATCGTTAATGTCAAGTTCGAGCGCAATTTCTTCGCCGGTTTCGTCGTCCTTGATAGTAAACTCTAAGGCGTTACTAACGGATTGCGCACGAATTAATAGCATAACGTATTCAAGGTCGAACATAGCCAACGATGAGACATCTGTATCGATTAGGCAATTATTAACAACCTGCTTGGACGCTAGTATTTCTTGTGCTGGGTCGCCAGATTCTTGCGCCACAAGAAGAATCTTTTCTTCCTTCACGGTAAACGGTCTGTATTTTATTTTATCGCCACTTGAAGGTAACGTTAATTCCAAAATAGGAAGGTCAATTTTAGGTAATGGCATATTATAAAGCTCCTGTTATATTTTATTGCTCAAGTTATCAAATGAATTTCGTACTCGAGTTATTCTGTTTACTGCATCTTGTATCGTATCGAACTTCAAACCTTGGTCGTAAGTCTGTTTTAGCACACTACCAAAACCTGCTAATGCGCCTAACGAATCTAATAAACCAGTGCCGTTCGATGCTCTGTTATTAGGTATCCCAGTTTTCGCGCCAGAATATTTAATGTTATCGTAAGAAAACCCAACTGGCAGTGTTAGATAAGAGTCGTTCTCTTCCCATGCCAAATCAAGATCGCCTACTGCATTAGGATAAGCATTGTAAAGAGTAACCTCATAGTATTTATCATCAGTCGACTCAGTTGAATAGTGTCTTATTATGATGTCAGTAGCATACTCATCTTTGTAGCCTAACTCATATGGCAGACGTCCGTCTACTTCATCAAAACTACCACTACCAGAACCGTGATTTACTATCTTTTGCATCCATTGATGAAAGTGGTTTAATATCTCATGATCCGAATCGACCATGAAGATTAAGTTGAGAGGTGCAGAAGTTACACCAGTAGTAAATTGTTTATCCAACTGACCAACAGCAGAATAAGATGAAGTGTTATAAGTTATAGATGGTATTTGGGCGTTCTTGCAGAAAAACGAAAGTGTTTGTGATTGCATCTTGTTACCTTCATTGTCTACTGTACCGCCAGATACAGGTGCTATAATGACTTCGAACAGATTGCCACGAGCAGGTCCTCCTCTTTGATTCATCTGTGCTTTAAATTGATTGATATTAAAAGCCATTTATTACTGTCCTCTTATTATTTTGCGGGAATCCGCATAAACTCTTTGTTTGGTTACACCACCGAAATCCGCCATTGGTAGAAATAATGCTATATCCCATTCTGCTGGCGAGATGTAAATAAATCTAGACCTCAATTGAGTATAAAGATAATGCTTTATTGTAGGCTTGAACATGTTAAACTTTGCCGCGCTATTCAAAATGTTATAGGTTATTTTTACTCGAGTACTTTCATCATAATTTTCATTGTTCGTCACCGTGTACAAGGCGTCCATTAATTTTGCGCGAAGCATAGGAGGAAGATAGTGTAAATTTATACCTAAGAAACCACCTTTTGCTAATCCGATAGGAAATATTAGCGGGAATCTATCGAAGTAAGGTAGTGTTGCTGCATGTTTAGCATCATACGTAAATAAATATAAGTTGCCCAATTTGATTTTGTCAACTGCCTGTGAAGGAGATTCTTTTATGATCTTGTCTCCGTCAAGTACTCCACTCTTACCTACTTTCTTTGCTTGTGTTCGATACCATTCTCTAGCCTCGCTAGTTTTTGCAGGTGCCTTACCACTTTTAATCCCTCTAAGTAATATTTTATCGAAAACTTGTGCCATTTATTTTATTCCTAATTCTCGTTCTGTCATAATAATAAATTCCCAACCTCTGTCAGCGCAATAATGTCTTGCGGCTTTCCATTTGGCATCATTAACTCCAAAGGTCTTTACTTCGTTCAAGTACCTTCGTGAAATTCTACCAGAAGGAGTTTTATTTCTTTTACTTATATCAGGAGGCAACGTCTGTGCGTAAGGTTTAATTTCTATCATTATGGTTTTCTTCTTGCCGTCAGATCGATCTATTTTGTGTACGACTACATCCGGAAAATATCTGTGTCTCTTACCGTCAATAGGAGAAGTATAAGGTACAATATGTTCCTCTGAGGCCCACCAAATGATATCTGGGTGAGTATCTACTACTCTAAAGAATTTTAATTCCCACAAAGAACGGTATGTAATTTTACCTGCATCTCCTTTATATTTGCTGGGATTCTTAGGTCTAAACTTTCCTTTATAAGCCATGTCAAATAATACCTTCTGTTATAAATACATCATAACATCTATTTATACAGACAAGCACAAAACAAAGGTATAATTCAATGGCAAGACCAGAACAACTACGCAGAAGGAAAATTTCAGATAATAACAGAATTGGTAATCTGTCCTTTCCAAGCAAGGCACTGCCACATTCTATCTTATTGAACTTTAAAAAGTATGATTATAGTAAACTCTATGACAACGTAAAGGAAAATGATGGCATCGGTGGTGGTAATATCAGCACGCGATCTATCAACGATGTAAAGCTTGCAGAAATATCAAGCGAACAATCTATAGAATTGCCATTACCGAAACAGTTGAGTGATTCCACCGTAATAAACGCAGGAGCTTTTGAACGTACTCTAGCGGGCGAAGCACTTGCAAATGCATTTAGTAGTGGCGCAGACAAGACTGGCAATATGGCATTAAACGCGGCTAAAGATATACTAAGCGGATTCAATAAAGCTGGAAATGTTTTTGCAAATATGGCAACAGGCGACTTCTCAGCGGCATCTCAATTCAAGGATGATGTAGGCAAAAGTGCTGCGTACTTCCTAAGAAACCAAATGGACGGAGTTACTGGTAAAACAATATCCAATGTTCAAGGTAATGCAATAAACCCAAAAGAAACTATGGCGTTCAACGGTGTTCAATTAAAGACACATGCCTTTACTTGGGAGTTATTTCCCAGCAACGAATCAGATTCAGAACAAATAAAGAATATAGTAAGAATGATAAAAGCTAATATTCTGCCGGCAACAGGGCGATTGGCAGGTTTGGTTAACAGAGCATTCCTTGAATATCCAAGTCTTGTTGATATCTATCTCTTAGGTATAGATGAAAATTATTTCTTCAAATACAAACCTTGTATGGTAACCGCGTTTAACGTAACCTATACTGGCGGTGAAGCAATGCCTATACTTAAAGGCGGCAAACCTGCTATGGTAATTATTGAAATGACTTTGTCTGAAATGCAAATACATACTAAAGATGACATTGACGATGTTGACTTCGAGAAAGATGAAATTGCGCTACCATCTTCCGATATATCTAGAACAGGCGACCCAGAAGAAGAAACTCCTGTTACTATAAACGCATATCGAGAAACCAGTAATGCACTCGATGATGCACAATCTAACGAGGGTTAATGATGACTAAATATTTTGAAAACTTCCCGATCATAACTTATAATGGTAGGAAAGTAAGAGACATAACAAGACGTAATGCATTCAAAAAGGATATGACGAACAATCCGTATCTGTATATGCCGTACACAGTAAAGGAAGGTGAGCGACCTGAAGACATTGCTAATTTCTATTATGGATCGACCGATTATACTTGGTTGGTTTATTTTTCTAATGGAATCTTAGATCCACACCACGACTGGCCATTAAGCGAAGCAAACTTCAACAATTATCTTATTGAAAAATACGCAGCTGAATCAGGAAAGACTGGCGAAGAAGTCGTTGAATGGACGCAACAAGAAACTTTTACTACGCCTGCAGGTGCGGTAGAAGATTTTAACGATAACGTAGTATACTACTACAGAGAGGTATAATCAATGGCTGTTGATATAATTAAGTTATCGCCCGAATCGTTCGAAACTATCTACTTGAGAAAAGAAGATAGAGTAATCTTACGTACTGAACAAGGCCGCAAAATAATCATAAGACGTATCATTCCCGAAGAATGGAAA